CCATTCCGTTATTTTTTCCAAGTTTTTGAACGGGGGATTAGATCGTGGGAAGAAGGGGACCACCAAAAAAACCTGCGGCAGTGAAAAAACGCCTTGGAACGTATCGAGAATGTCGCGACGGTGGAACGATTGAGGCTACTCCTGGGATGCCGGAGTGTCCAGTATGGATCGATGGTGATGCAATCCAATTTTGGAACAAGGCCGGAAAGTATTTGGCAGATTTGCGTATTGTCGCCCCTGTTGACCAGATGGCATTTGCGTTACTGTGCGAAACTTTTGCCGACTATTTGAGATACCGCGATAAAGTGAAGCTAGAGGGTGAAATTGTAATGTCGCCGAATGGGATGCCATGCCAAAATCCATTCGTGGCACTGAAGAATAAATCCCGCCAAGACCTAGTAAAATTAGTACGTGAATTTGGCATGACACCGTGTGCTAGAACTGGTATTAAATCGAGTGCGGCTCCTGTTGATGACCCATTGAAGGAGTTCGGAATTGCGGGATGAAATCGCTAGAACAATTAAAAATAGATCAAAAGAATAACGGTTGGCTGTGGAAAATAGAACACCCGAACGACGAACGCGCATTATTGAACGGGTGTCAAACGGATTTTAACGCGGCGGAAAAAATTCGCAAGTTCTTTGAAAAGTTATTGAAAATACCAGGAGCCAGTGGTGGCATGGTTCCGTTTGTTTTGCTTGATTGGTGGTATTCAAAGATTTTGGCTCCTCTTTATGGTTGGAAGCGAAAAGATGGACGCCGACGATTTGACAAGGGATTTATTACTACCGCGAAGAAGTCTGGAAAATCTACCGTGCTATCGGGGTTGCCTCTTTTCGCAATAACAGCCGACGGTGAGGAAGAGGCAGAAGCGTATTCTACTGCAGTTGACCGAGATCAAGCGGCGATTATTTACAAAAAAACAGATCGCATGGTTAAATTATCGGAATCTCTTTCCAGGGTGATTCATCGTGTTCCGTCACAAAAACGGTTGTTGCATGATGCTAGTGGAAGTTGGTATGAAGCCATTTCTTCTGATGCCGATTCGGCGGAAGGAAAGAATCCTCACCTTCTTATTGCCGATGAATTGCACGTTTGGAAAGACCGCCAGTTTTTCAGTTCGTTAATGTACGGCGACATCCGACGCTCACAGCCTTTGTTTTTAATGATTACTACAGCTGGAGATGACGAGGAATGTATTGGCTACGAGGAATACCAGTTTGCAAGGGACTTATTAGACCCGAACAATGATTTTTATTCGGAGTCGCATTTTGCATTTATTGCAGAGGCGGATAAAGAGCGTAATTGGGATGATCCCGAAGGGTGGATTGAGGCGTGCCCGAGCTTGAGTGACTGGGGAACAACAGCGATTGAAAAACTAGAGGCGAAATGTTTGGAGGCAAAGAAGACCCCCCGGAAACAGAGAGATTTTAAGCGGTATATCTGTAATTGGTGGGTGAACGTCAACGAAAAGCCTTGGATAAATATCGATGACTGGAGGGCATGCAAATCCGACTTACTGGATCACGGAGGAGAAAAAACATGGGGAGGATTGGATTTATCTAGGACGATGGATTTGACCGCTCTATGCATGGCGTTTAGTGCCGATGATTGCATTGAATACTTTTGGCGGTTTTGGTGTCCTAAAGACAGGATACGGGAACACGAAGACAATTGGAGGGTTCCGCTTTCGACATGGATAAGAGAGGGATGGGTAATCGCGACTCCAGGAAATTCCGTTGATTATGCGTGGGTGAGACGTGAGATATCAGGCATCATGCTTGATGAACTTGGAAAACCGCTCGAAGGAAAATGGGAAAACAACTTCAGCGACAAATACGTCATACAGACCATTGGCTTTGATCCGTGGAATTCAAGCAAAATAATAACCGAACTTAACGAATACGACGGCGTTAGCATGGTTCCGGTCAGGCAGGGGTACGCAAGCCTAAACTCGCCATGTAAGGAAATAGAACGTAGGATCGCCGATAAAAAAATAAGACACGGCGGCAATCCAGTAATGGATTGGATGATAAGAAATTGTATTACGGATGACGATCCTGCCGGAAACATTAAACCATCAAAGAAGAAGAGTAGGCAAAAAATAGACGGTGTTTCGGCAATGGTGATTGCAACCCACGAATTTATGCTTGCGGTCGATAAAAGTAGTAAATACGAAAAAGAGGGGATGACGGTATTATGAGAAAGTATCTTCTCTACATCCCGACGCCCGACGGCAAGCATTGCGTTGAATTGGACCACCCCGCACGCAATTTTGATTTGGCAATTAACATTTGGGGCGACGTTGTGCCACCGATGCACGAACTGCACGGGGTCATGCCGTTTCATAAACGCGGGAATATGTGGCCAGTCATCAAGCAGATAGGCGAGAATCTGCTAGTTAAAAGCGATATTTGGAAGCAATACGATGCGTTTTGTTTTATCTGTAACGACGTGGAGATTGACACGGTATCGCTAAATCAGTTATTCGAGCAAGGAACGGCCCGTGGGCTGGACCTATGGCAAGCATCATTGCAACCTAATTCCGTTATTGGTTGGACGCATACGGTCCAGCAGCCGGGCGGCGGCGTCCGCGTCGTACCGTTTGTGGAATCGATGATGCCGGTATTCTCGCGGGCGGCGTTGGAAAAGTGTTTGCATACCTTCGACGAAACTGAAAGCGGATGGGGAATTGACATACTGTGGCCAACGCTATTGGATCGTTCCAAAATTGCTGTATTTGATTCGGTTACAGCGAAAGTCAGCCGTCCAATGTCGAGCGAGTTTAGGATGTTCTCTACTGGAATGACTGGAAGGGAAGAAGGAAACGACTTGATAAAGAGGCATGGGCTGCGGTTCACACTATTGGAGCAACAATGATAGGCATTGTGTTTGTCAGTTATCGAATTCCCGAAAAACGATTGCGAGAGCATTTTGAATGGAACCTATCGGAATATCAGAAGCGAGAATGCCGGGTTTACGTGGTGACTGACAGGGAATATCAATTCCCGCGAGTAGCGCGATGCCTCGTGTATCCCGAACCGATGGAGATATTCAGCCTGGCGAAGACAAAAAACCACGGCATCCGGGCGGCGATTGCCGACGGTTGCGACCCTATTATTGTTACCGATGTTGACGTGTGTTTCTCGCAAGAGACATTTAGCGTATGCGAACACGTTGACGCCAAAACAGCCGTCGTTCCAATCTGCTTGATGGCGCAAGATTACGACACTTGCGAACGCGATTATGTGGTTGACGGTGGCATGGGCTGTTGCATTGCGGCCCACGCGGACGTATGGCGGAAGGTTGCCTACGATGAAAGGTATGTAGGCTATGGTTGCGATGATGGGCAGATACGCATGGCGATTAAGCGGCTTGGCATCCGCGAAGATCGTTCGCACGTTGTTTTTCATATCGCCCACGACCCGGAAGCCAGCCAAGTGAACATTCCCGGATTTGGGCGGCCTGACTGCTGGAATCGAGAGAACGGATTCAATCCGGAAAACGCGAGACACAACGCAGAGATTTACCATTCCCGATGAACTTAACCCAACTGCTTATTTTCGAACTCGGAACCGGCTGCAACTTGCGGGCATACCATCGGAAGTGCCCTAGTTCGCTAGGCTTGACACGGTATGAGCTGCTCGATACCAGCCGCAAACTCGACAACGAAACGATTATTGACGTGGCAACACGGGCATACCGCGAGCACGGATTTACTGGGATGGTAGGTTGGCACTATTACAACGAGCCGACTTTGCAACTCGAACGGATGCTGAACCTCATGCGGACCATCAAGGACAGGGTGCCGCAGTCGCAATTCATTCTCTGGACCAACGGCACAGTTAAGCTATCGACCGATGAGGAGGAGTTATTCGAGGAGATACACACAAGCGATTATAAAGACGATCCAGACGGCGACGAACTTGATGACCGGATGTTGCGGCGTATTCCGTTAGGTTTTATCCCGTGCATGCGCCCATTTGTGGAGTTCATCCTTGACGCCTTCGGCAATCACCATCCCTGCTGCTTCGATTGGCGTGGTGAGGCATCGCTAGGAAACGTGTTCGAGGTTGGATTTGATGAACTCATAAAACGATGGAGGCAACTCCGCGAGGATGTTTGCTTAGCTGAAATGAGCGAACACGCGCCGACGGGTTGCATAAATTGCGGTCATCGGAGATTTGGAATTCAGCACTTGGATGAGGCGACGGCTCAACGGGCTTTGCAATGGCGCAAAACCAAACTCATGGAGACATTAAAAAATGCTTAACCGGATAATGAGCTGGCTCGGCTTATCTCGTTCCACGGCTGCGAATCCGTCCCGCTGGTTCGTCGATTGGATCAGCGGCGGGGCCGATAATGAATCTGGCGTGAAGATCAATCGCGAGGTTGCGTTGACCTATGCGGCATTCTGGCGGGGTGTTGATTTGATTTCCAAGGATATTGGCGCACTTCCGCTGGTAATCTATGAACGAACAAAGGACGGACGAGAGGAGGCGGAAAAGCTTCCGCTTTACTATCTGCTAAAAACCGAGCCTAACGAACTAATGAGTTCCATGACACTCAGGCAGGTGGTGCAAGCTGATGCCTTGATTCATGGCAGCGGCTATGCGTACATCATGCGGAATGGTAGCACGATCAGCGAAATCTTGCACCTATCCGCTCAATGCACCTACCCCGAACAAAAGAAAGGGCCGTTCCACTACGAAACTTGGGTTGATGGTCAACTGTGGTCAATCGATCCTGCCGACGTAATTCATATTCGTGGTCTGTCGCCTGATGGAATTAACCCGTATTCTCTTGTAAACAAGGCGAGTGAATCACTCGGATTAGGGCTGGCGGCCCGCAAGTACGGTGCACGTTTTTTCAAGAATAATGCGAGGGCTACTACGATCTTGCAGCATCCCGGAAAGCTATCGCCGGAGGCTGCTTTGAGACTCAAGGAGGGATGGAAGAAAGCTTACGGCGGCGAAAACCAGAACGGAACGGCAGTCCTAGAAGAGGGCATGTCGGCAAATTCGATGTCGGTCAACAACAACGACGCTCAATTTAACGAGACTCGCCAATTAGAAATTCGTGAAGTAGCGGCATGGCTCGGCATCCCGCCACACAAATTGGGAGACAATTCCAGAACAGCCTATGCGTCTTTGGAACAAGAGAATCAGCGGTATCTTGATGAATGTCTCAATGGATGGCTTTGCACTTGGGAAATGGAACTGTACCGCAAACTGTTTTCATATCAGGAAAAGCGAAGTTACAAATACACGATTGAATTCAGGCGGCAAGCACTGCTGCGAGCAAACACAGAGGAAAGATACCGCGCGTACCAGATAGCGACCGGCAAGCCGTTCATGACATCGAATGAGGTGCGGGCTATCGAAAACATGAATAAAAAAGACGGCGGCGACGAATTGGCAAATCCGCTTAACATGGGAAACGCCGGCGGAAATCCAAATGATGCGATTTACAAAAAAACTCCTAAAAAATCCGATCCAGAACCGGAGGACGAGCCGGAAAACGACGCCCCGCAAAAGAAAAAAATGAAATCCGCCAATCACGCCCTCGTGGTCGAATCCTGCCGACGGGCGATCCGGCGGCTCGTTGCCGATACCACCAAGGCCGCGGAGAAACCGGAAAAATTCAACGACTTTCTCGATTTGCTGCAAACCCGCCACCTGAAACCCATAATTGACGTGCTGAAACCGGTGGTAGAGTCGCTCCGGCTGGCTGGACCGACCGCGATTGAGGCTGACGAGGCGGCGATTGAATACCTCAGAGACTACCACGCGGGGCTGCTGGCGTTTTCTGGGCGGTGTAAACCGGCTGAATTCGCCTCGCGAACCGCATTTTATTTAGAGGATTTGGAGCGATCGGGCGCGGAAAGCCTCGCCAATCGCCTTGAAACAGGAGAACGACCATGATTGAAAAACGAATTACCGAACACGCGGGGTGCAAGGTTGAAACCAGAGAGGGCGGCGGGCGGATCCTGACGGGATACGGTGCCGTATTCTACCGCGCGGACGATCCAGGGACAGAATATCAACTCTGGCGTGACCTCGTTGAAAGAATCGCTCCAGGGGCGTTTGATAGGGTGTTATCAGAGAAGCAGGACGCGCGGGGGCTGTACAATCACGACGTCAACTTTCTTTTGGGCCGGGTGGGGGCGGGAACCATGCGGCTTTCGGTCGATCAGCGGGGGTTGCGGTACGAAATTGACCTGCCCGATACGAGCCAAGCGAACGATTTGGCGGTATCTGTGGCAAGAGGGGACATTGACGGGAGTAGTTTTGGGTTCATTGTGAAGAAGGAATCCTACCAAATCAACAAGGAAACCGAGATGGACGTGCGGACGATCGAGGATGTTGACCTGTTCGACGTGGGGCCAGTAGTGTTTCCCGCCTATACGGCGACGTCGGCCGGCGTCCGCTCCGCTTTCTATCGCGGGCTGAATGACCAGGGCGCGGCCGAAACCGAACTCAGGGTGGCATACGAGCGGGCAAAATCTAACCATCAAGCCACCATCGAAGCCAGAAATAAAATCTTGGCGTACCGCATGAAAAATACTTGACACGCGATTGTGGGTGTGTTATATTGCGAATTGAAATCAATCCGATTCGTCGATGTACTCTTTAGGACGCGGCGGATTTAGGTAACATCAATCAGAAACGCTTTCTTCAAGGCGGCTGACTGTTGGCAGAGTTTTAATCAACAAAACCCTGCCGGTGGTCATCCGCCGGTTCTATTTATAGTCCCCTCTTGGCCATCGGCTTAGCACCGAAAGGCCATTTCTTATGGACTTTGACAAGTTCCTCGCGGATCTCATTGCGGCTCGTGCCGTAATGCAGACCGAATGGGAGGCGAATGCTGCATCCCATCTGACTGAAAAACGCGATATGACCGAGGCGGAGTTGCTCAAGCATAACGAGCTTGACCAACGAATCGCCGACAAGGATGCCGAGATTGCCAAGATCGAAAAAATCGTGGCGTCTCGCAAGGCTTGCCCGACTCCCCCGCCGCAAGTCACTCCGCCTGTCGAGCACGAGGCCCGCGTTGTTTCGCGGCCCTACCGCCACGGCAAGCTGAAATCCTTCAAATCGGAGGAAGACGCCTACCGGTCCGGCCAATGGCTGTTGGCCAACATCTACCACAACCCCGCCTCGCAGCGGTGGTGCGAGGAGCACGGCGCGGAAGTTCGGGCAATGGGTGGTGAATCCAACACGGCTGGCGGCGCTCTGGTAATCCCGGAGTTCGAGCGAACCATCGTCGATTTGCGGCAGGAATACGGGCTGGCTCGGCAGAAATGCCGAATCGTTCCGATGACCGGCGACACCATCACGTTCCCGGTTCGCGCGACGGGCGTTACTGCCTACGCGGTGGGGGAAAATGACGAGGTTACGGCGTCGGACAAAAGCTGGACCAACGTCAATTTGGTGGCACGAAAATGGGGCGTGCTCTGCAAATACTCCTCGGAGATTGCTGAGGACGCTATCGTTTCGATGGCCGACGATTTGGCGTCCGAAATCGCCTACGCCTTCGCGGTTAAAGAGGATGAAAGCCTCTTCCTCGGCGACGGAACATCCACCTATCACGGCGTGGTGGGTCTGATTACGGCCATCAATGCCGGATCGGAGTACACGGCGATTGGCGGCAATACCGCGTTTTCGACGCTGGACCTCGCCGACTTCGAAAGCATGATCGGCAAGCTCCCCGCCTACCCCGGCATCGCGCCGGAGTGGTACATCAGCAAAGCTGGTTGGGCTGCGTCCATGATGCGGCTTGCAGATTCGGCTGGTGGAGCCACGGTAAGCGAAGTCGTTTCCGGTTCTGGCAACGCCCGCACGTTCCTTGGATACCCCGTCAACTTCTGCCAGTCGTTGAACTCGACTCTCACGGCGCAGACCTCGACTCAGGGCATTCTCTATTTTGGTGACCTTCGCATGTCAACCGCCTTTGGCAGTCGGCGCGGAATCACCCTCAAGCAGTCGGACCAACGATACCTCGAATACGATCAGATCGGCATTCTCGGTACTGAGCGGTTCGATATCGTTAACCACCAAATGGGCACCGCGTCCGTCCCCGGCCCGATGCTCCAAATGCTCACCCCCGGCAGCTAACACCACCCAACAATCCGAAAGGAAAACTGTTATATGAATCCGTTACAGAACATCAAAACCGTTCCCCTGATTCGTCCGGGGGCAATCGTCGATGATGCGAGTTGGACCTCGCAAGTAATCGATACGCTCGGCTATGACTATGCCACCGTAATTTTCCAATTCGGTGCGATGGACATCGAAATGGCGGCGTTGTACGTGCAAGAGTCCGACGATAACTCCAGCTACACCAACGTGGCGGGAACGATCTTCGGAACCTCCAACACCATCGCCGGCACGACCTCCGCGTTGCCGATCAACACGGACGACAACCTCGTTGAACGTGTTGACATCGACCTTCGCGGAAAGAAACGCTACCTGAAGTGCGTTGCCACTGGCGGCAACGGCTCGGCAGGAACCTACCTCAACGCGATGGTACTGCTTTCCCGCGCGGAGCAAGTCGGAACGACCGCTTCCACACTCGGTTGCTCGCAGATTATCCGCGTGTAATTTTCGTTACGCGATTCCCTCCCCGGTTCGCTGGGGAGGGAGTTTTCAAACCTACGAGGCTATTATGATGATTCGCTTTTTACAGCGGTGGCGACGGCAGCGGGCGGGGACTGTCGCGGAGTGGCCCGACGGCGCGGCAAACGTGCTCATTAAGCGAGGCGTTGCCGTGCTTATTGAGGACGAATCCGGTTATCAAACCGGGATGATCGAACAGAACTACGACACGCGGGTTGAACCGCACGCAAAACGGAAAGGGAAGCGATAATGTCGGTCTCAAGAATCTATGGTGATTTTGAATTTCCCGGTGATGTGGCCATGACCGGCACGGGTTCCCTGCCGGCGTCGTCGGTCGTCAACGCCACGGTGGCAAGCACGGCGAAAGTGGCACATACCAAAGTGCAACAGCGGAAAGTTGCGCAGCACATTCAGGTAGGCGGCACCGACATCACGGCAAAAACCGAACTCGTTCATATTGCCTACGGCGCGGGAACCGTGCTCGGCGTGAATGTCGCAACCATTACGGCCCCGACCGGCGGCGACAAGGCTTTCACAGTGGACGTGAAGAAAAGCACTGGCGGCGGCGCGGTGGCCACGATTTTAACCGGCGTGGTTACGATCAACTCTACCAAAACGAGTCTGACCACCTACGCGGGAACGCTCAGCGGAACCCCGACGTTTATCGCTGGCGACCTGCTGGAAATCGTCGTTGCGGTGTCCGGCTCGACCGGTTCCCAAGGTCAGGGGCTGATCGTGACAATCGACCTGTACGACGAGGGAAGCTAACCGAAAGGATGAGGCGATGAGCGAGGCTAGAGTTTTCGTGGGGTTTCCGTTTTATGAACAAGCTAACCCCGGAGCCGTAACAGGGGCAACTGTGCTTGCGAGCAAGAGACCGGAATACAAAATCCGGTATCAGCCGAAAAAAAGTTCATTCCTTATAAACGGATTCAATCAACTTTGGGGAATGGCGTTGGCTCAAGCCGCCAAGGGAAAAATAACTCACTGGGCAATGTTACATAGCGACATTGTTCCAGAGAGTTATTGGATTGATGTTTGCATGGATGAGTTGGAACAAACCGGAGCGGCGGTTATGTCGGTGGTATCGCCGATTAAAGATTCGCGCGGGTCAACCTCGTGCGGGATTGACGTTGACGATACCGGCTATCATGTCCGCCGCCTTTCGATGCATGAGATTTTTGGATTGCCTAAAACCTTTTGCACAGCGGACCTCGACAAATGCGGCATTCCGACGAATGGGCGCGGATTGTTGATAAATACCGGCTGCTGGATTGCCGATTTGCGGCACCCGTACTGGCAAGACATTGACGAAAATAGGAATTACAAATTTTTCTTCAATGTTCGCGCTAGGCTTTTTCGTAATGACAACGGAGAACCGCAAACGGAAGTTGAGTCGGAAGACTGGATGTTTTCGCGGTTGCTCCACAAATACGGTGTGCCGTACTACGCCACCCGTAAGGTGAAGCTCATGCATTTCGGCGAGTGGCCATTCGGCAACGACAGCGAATGGGGAACTGTGAAGGACGAGGCATTCAAACAAGGGTTATGATATGAACCTATCCCGCCGCTATACCGAGATAACCGCTCCAGCAGTCGAGCCGGTGACGCTGGAATTATTGAAGTCTCATTGCCGGGTTGACATCACGGAAGATGACGACGATATAACCAGACTAGGAAAAGTGGCACGGCGGCATGTCGAAGAGATTTGCGGGCGGAAACTTATCTCACAAACGTGGGATGTTTACTACGACTCGTTCGGCAGCGAAATGATTCTCCCTTTTTCGCCGTTGAAGGAAATCGGCAGCGTCCAGTACTACGACACAAGCGGGACTCTGGCGACGGTTGCGGTAACGGTATTCGAGGCGGGGGCGGCGTTGAGTGTGCCGAAGATCCGCCTGCAATACAACCAGTCGTGGCCAAGTGCTCAGGGGCGCGAGGATGGCATTATATGCCGGTGCGTGTTTGGTTATGGGGCGGCGGCAACCAGTGTTCCCGACGAATATCTGCACGCGATTAAATGTCTCGTGGAATTCTGGTATGACAACCGAGGCGAAGAGGGGAAGATACCGGACTTCGTTTATAACATCCTTGTTCCCTACCGAATTCATTACCCGATATGCTAATCCCATTCCCAGCACAAAAGCGCGAATCGGCGAGCGACCCACCGACACAATACACGGTTGGAATCGACCCCTTCGGCGTGTGCCGGGTGGAACCGTCCGACGATGACGGTATCAGCCTAATGTGGTGCGACGAAATGGACACGCCCTATCAGATTGTGATGCAGTGCCTTGAAATAATCAACCTAATCAATTCGATAACATGCGAGCCGGAACCCTCCGACACAGAATCCGAATAGAGGAGCCGACGCTGGACACGGCGGACACCTACGGCGCACAAGCGGCGGATTGGGATACCGTTGCAGATTGCGAGTCAATCGCTTGCGAGGTATCGACGCTTAACGGCGTGGAGGCATTCCGCATGAAGCAAGTACAGCCGGAAGCAACCACGCAAGTAACCATGCGATACCATAACGGGCTGACAACGGCGATGCGGTTTATTTTCGGTACGCGAACTCTCTACCCCATTTCGATGGTAGAGGACGAAAAAAATAGGCAACTGGTATTTCTATGTCGGGAACAGCGGTAAAAATCGAAGGGCTCGACGAAACCATCCGCACGCTGAAGGCGTTGGGGGCGCGAATTGAACGGAAGATTTTGCGGCAGTCACTCGGCAAAGCGGCTACGACATTTAAGAAGGTGGCGAAGAAGGGAGCAAGGGAAATACTCGCCGCGGCACAAATGCGGGGATACAAACGCAAGCAGGGACAGCATTTATTTCAAACCGTAACATCGCGTGTGAAGTCTTACACAAAAAATGGCGTTGTGTATTGCGCGGCTGGACCTGGAAAGGATTTAGCTCCTCATGCCTATTTGGTTGAGGCTGGCCACAGAATCGTAAGAGGCGGAACAAACTCCAAGAGCGGTAAAACACCTGGGCTTACTGCGGCTGGTAGGCGACATATTCGCAAAATGGGATTCACGCTTGGCGAGTATTATGAGTGGCGCGGGAACAAGAGCAGCCTATCGAGCCGCGTTAGGAATCGTTGGGTGGCTAAAAAGGGAATGCAGAACATAGCCACGGGCCAGTGGTTTGAGCGGCCTGGGATGCATTTTATGGGTTCTCAAGTTCGCGGCGGTGGCGTGGCAAATGGCGTTGTCCCCCCTCACCCTTACATGAAACCCGCATGGGACGCAACGAAAGGCAGCATGTTGTCGATGATCGTGGGCGACATGCAAGCGAAGTGCGAGAAGGAATGTGCAAAGGCAGCCAGTGAAAACGGAGTAAAAACCTAATGCCGCAAACCCGGTTAGTGGCGAAGTTGAAAGCGACCACGGCGGTAACGGCGATTGTCTCCACTCGTATTTATCCGGTGTTGCGTCCAGCGGGGACGGCACTCCCCGCCGTGGTTTATCAGGTATTGTCAAACAACCCGGTCAACACGGCTGGTGGATCGACCACGACGCGGGAAATGCGGTTGACGGTGGATTGCATCGCGGGCACCTACGCGGGCGCGTGGGCGTTGGCTAACGTGGTAAGGGATGCATTGTCGGGCTGGGTAGATGACTCCGGCGACGTGTGGCATCTCGACAGCGAAACAGATTCACCCGGCGATTTAGGACCGGGGCAAGAGGAGCAAGTCACCTACGGCGTGAATCAAGATTATCTTGTGTGGTTCGATGAAACTTAATGATACTGGCAGCCTAGCATGGCCGTGCGAAAAGGGAACGCCTCACCCCTGGCTGCCTTATAACACAAATGGCACTCACCAAAGAAAGGCGTAGAGGCGGCGACAAGCCGAATGACGAAAAAATTTAATGGTGCTACAGTCAACTTTGCGGGGGCTCTTGCGGGGCTACGCGGTATTTCAGTTTCAAAGAAAGCCGCCAAGATTGACGTGACCGCATCGGCGGATGCCGGCAAGACTTACGAATCGGGCATCCCGGATACGGAAGTCAAAATTGATCTTGTGGGTTCTACCACGATTGCGCCGGGTGACAACGGGGCATTGACTATTGCCTGGCCGGACAACTCCACGGCGGGCACTCTCACCACGGCGGTCTGCGTTGACGCTGAACCCGCCAAGGGTTCGATGGACGGCGAGATCACTTCCTCCATAACCCTTGTTCCGAAAGGCGCGTGATGATTGACAAAGAGGCATTGTTGACGGCGGCGAATCGGCCAAAGGTGGTTGAAGTCGAGAACTTCGGCACCGTTGGTTTTCGGCTGTTAGGTGCAACTGACCTAATGCGGTTGCGTGATGTTGAGACAGGCGAGGATAAAACGCCGGTTGAGAACATCAAAGCGATGGCGGCGTTCCTTGGTTGCGTGTTATGTGACGAGGGAGGGCGATTGCTATTCAATGGCGATGCGAGCCGCCTTGAGGAGTTGCCTATTGAACTGCTGGCAAACCTCGTCAAGATCGGCCAAGAACACAACGGTATCGCACCCGACCAACGCGAGGCCGACCGAAAAAACTCCGAGGGCGAGCCGACATCAGATTCCATGTGATGTTGGCTCGCGAACTAGGCTACCACGATCGGCATGAAATGTACGCCGATCACTCGGCGGAATGGCTGATAGAGCGAGAGGATGAATATGCGGTTGACCCCTGGGGGCCGGAGCGGCTGGACCTAGCTATCGGGTTGCTGTGTTCGCTGACGGATGCTTGCCACCGCACAAAGGGCGACCCGTTGCCGCCGATTGACTACATGCCACATGTGCGGGCGTGCGAGGGCGAACGGGAAGAGAAGCGGCAGACCATCGAAGAACAGAAACAAATTTTCGCGGAGTTGCAAAAGATATGGCCAACATCGTAGGAAGCCTCCTGATTAAACTCTCCGCGTTGACGGCGGACTTTGACGCCGGGCTCAGCAAATCCGCAGCGCACGCGAAGGGGTGGGCGGCTGATATTTCTAAGATCACACTCGGAAACATCGGGGCAAATCTGGCTACTAAAGGACTTGAGAGTATCGGCGGGTACATCAAACAGGCGGCGATGTACTATGTTGATCTTGCGGCAAAAATGGATGACGCGAGCGATGCAGCGGAAAAGTTCGGAATCACGTTGAAAAGCTACTTGACGTTCGAGTGGGCAGCGAAAAAATCCAGCACTTCTATCGATACCATCGGCACCGCGATCAACAGGTTAAAGCGGCAGATTGCGGAGGGAGCAGCCGGTGATATTCTCGGTATTGATAACAGGGCTTTTAGCAATTTGATTCCCGAAGAGGCGTTTCTTAAAGCTGGCAAAATAATTGCAGCCATAAAAAATCCAGTGGAACGAACGAGGGTAGAGTTTGAATTATTCGGAAAGTCCGGGGCCGAATTAGATTCTGTGATTCGAAAGCTGGCAACGGATTATCAAAGTTGGGCGGATGCCGTTGCCGACGAAGACGCCGCCCAGGCGTTAGCGACTCTCTCGGATTCGCTCGAAGACATCGGCCAACGGTTCGAGACATTCGCCGCAAGTCGCGTATCCGTGATGCAATCGTTTGCGGAATATATTTCAAGTTTGTTTTATAGCGATGAGTTCAACGAGTGGTATGAGCAATACAAAGCTCATGTTGCCGAGTCAACGAAACTCGAAAAAATTGCCGCACAGTCGGCGAAGTCGCTGGCCGATGAACGCGAGCGGGCAGCGAAGGCATGGCAACAGGCAATAGATCCCCTGGAAAGTTTGCGGTTGAAAGTTGGCCGCGAGAGGGTGGGGGAGGACAAGGCTGATCTATTTGCCTACGGCGAACTGCTCAACGAAAAGGGAGTCAAGGGGGCGGAACGCAATAGGATGCTGCAAGAGTTCGAGGGACTTCAAAAAATGCTGTCGGGGCTAAAGGCAGAAAAGGAACTGACCGACAGTATAGCGAAAAAACGCGAACAGCATATTGAAGCGATCAAACAGTTTGGGACCGAATTAAAGAAGGCAACGCAAAGTCCGCTTGAAGAATTCCAAGCGAGGGTGAAAGAGATTGATAAATGGATTCGGGATATGACCTTCGAACGGCTTGCGACCCCCGAAGACTTCGAGCTTGCTAAGCGCGGCATCGCGGACGCGAGAAAGCAAGCGGTCGAAGGAATGATGAAAATGAAACCGGAGATGGCATTTTCCGGGATGGCCGTCGAGGGCTCGCAAGAGGCGTATAAAGCAATCACGTCGTTCGTGTCGGGGTTCAAAAGAGACAAGCAGGAATCTCTACTGGAGCAGCAAATTGACAACCAGATAAAGCAGTTGACATTTTTGGAGGGAATTCAAGAGGCGGTTGAAAAACAGGAAGTGCTTGAGGAGGTTGACCTATGACCAAAGTCGCAACCAGAGACAAAGGCAGTCGGCGCGGTGGTCCAACCGGTCAGGGCAAAGTATCCTACTCCGAAACCTGGACGGTCAAGGGATGCACTTCGGGCGACGATCAAGACACAGTTGTCATCATTGACCCCATTCCGCAAATCGGCGATGTCTATTTGAGTGGCACCGTCTCCAAACTGGACGCCACCGAGACCGATAATGTAGCGGTGTGGAAAGTTCACGTTACCGCCGAAAGCACGGGCGGCGGCGGTGGAACTAAAAACCCGGATAACTCCGACCCCGACCCAAAATTGTGGTTGCCGGAATATAGTTATGGTGTTGCTCGATATAAGCGTGTGCTGTCGAAAGACATATTAGACGCTAAGCCGATCCTAAATTCTGCGGGTGAACCATTTGAGAGCGCGTATGAAGAAGATGTTATCCACCCGACGTTCTCGGTCACGCGATACGAGGCATCAACCATCGACGTAACGGATTTGCAGGCGCGATACGTGAACCACAATAATTTGACGCAGTTTGGCCCGTTTTTGGCAAAGGCGGTTTTGTGTAGCAATATTTCCGGCTCATCTTACTATCAGAACAATTTCGCGTGCATGAAGATGACCTATGAATTCGAAGTCGATGAGGAAAATTTGTGGATGCTGTCGATCCTGGATCAAGGCCGGTCGTATCTGATCGACAACCCGAACAGCCCACCCGCCAAACTGCGAATCGTAGCCAAGGATGATTACAACGTGTCGCACGGCAGGGACGTATTGCTTGACGGCGAGGGCGGCAAGTTATCGCGCGAAGACGCTGAGGCCGGGAACGTGGAATATTTGCGATTCAATCGCGTGCTACCTGTCTCATTCGTACCTCTGAATATTCTCTGATGCCGCAAATCCCAAGCGAAAACACGCTCCGCCGATTGCAACGAATGCTTGATTGGTTCGAGCACGCGGAGCGGGGCGGCTTACTGCCGACGCTCAAAGAGAAAGCAGGAATCATCCCGTTTGAAATCTGCCGCTACGAACTCACAGAGGACGCAAGCGGCTCCGCCGGCCAAAAGAAAGCCGCGGCGAAACTTCTTAAATGGGGTGACTCCGAAGCGATCGAGGCTGATACGTCGGTAGTGTTTGACGTGGCGGACGGCATTGGCGACGATCCGGGCGTAACGGGCGACAAGGGCATCGCGTGGAAGCCGCACGACCGGGCCGAGTGGGAAACCATCGTTTCATTCGGTGCGATCATTGGTGTGCTTGCTGCCGACCTAACCTACCGCACATCGACCGGTGCGAATGTGACCATAAAGACCGGTGCTCCCGGAAGCGAAGTGGGAACGGCGACGGTCAAGGGATATGACTGGCTTCTGGCATCAGGAAAGAAAATCGCGTCCGGTGCGAATGTAATTTGCGTTTCAGTTAATGGATACCACTACGTTGTGGCTGCCTCAACCTGTCCAGTCGATGTTTGATATTTCCAAGAGACTCGCCGGATTCCGCCGACAGCGCAACGGGCTTTATCTCCCGCCCGGAGTGATGCCGTTTGGAACATTGGGGTTTGATCGTTGTGCGTGTTGCGACGGAAGCACTCCCGCCACGTGCGCAAACTGCGAGGACGGTACTACGCCAGGAATATTGTATTTGGAAACGGCACTGTTTGCTAATTCCTCCTGCTCAGATTGTGCTGTGTATAACGGAACTTTCGCGTTGGTCCAAGACGAGACTGATGCGTGCCAATGGAGTTTGATAATCCCCGACGCAACTTGCACGGATTCACATGGGCACACAATAAATAAGTTTGTAGTTGTGCTGACGTATGCCGCAGGAAACTATACGTTGCAGGGACAATTACAATCATCCGATCAATCCATTTATGCGCTAAATTATACGCTAGGTGCGTCGAAGGCAAACTGCTCATCTATCACCGCGTCGGGGAAATTCTACCGAACGACAACAACTAATGTTTGTGGCGGCACATATCTAGACTACGGACCAATGACGTGGGCGCTAAGTAGCTAATGAAATGTCCGACTTGCGAATTTGAATGCGATAGATTCCCCATCCTTCCGGTGCATGATTGCTCAAAATTTCGAGGTAAGAATCCGCCTCGAAAGTCGCAACAGCAAATTCTCATCTCCTACCTCGCGGCGAATCAACCGCTAACTCTCGGCAGACTGGTATCCGAATCCAAATGCGGTTGCATGGATCGGGCGCACGACGCAGTTAAGCGGCTGATCGAAGAGGGCAAAATTTTCCAGGACGACAGCGAACCGCCGCTGTTGCGAATCGGCAAATCTTAAAAACAGCCTTTTCTGTTATTGGGTTTCCTTGAAAATCCAAAAAAATTCCCGGATTTCTGAAAATTTTATCTCCTTATCCCGTAACGACTTACGACGATTCCGCAAATTATTTCGGAATATTTTAAATATTTCTCTGGTACACACCGAATTAACTGGTATAATGGAAGCATGAGGGGCAAAGGAGAGAGAAGAGAAATGAGATGAGTACCAGAGAATTGACCGGAGCAGAACTCGCGAGGCTGGCAACTGGGCGAGGAGTCACTGGCTGGCAGGTGACGTGTGAGGGCGACAGCGGGTATGGCCCGTGCGGCACCTATATCGACTGGACTGATGGCACGTGCGCCAATGGCCACCAGATCGAGATGATCGTGGATGAACACGGCGAATCCGCCGAAGTCGAATAACCCACCACCACGGGGCAGAGAAAGAAAAACCAAATGACCACCGACCAATTAGAGGAGTACATTACCGAGGTCCGCGACCGGCTGGACCGGGCGATTGAAAAACTCAGTGACCGCGTTACCGAGAATTACAGGCGGCTCGAACAGCAGATCGACCGCGTGGAATCCGACATGCGCCGGATGGAACGATAGACCAAACATTTTTGCGGGCAGAGAAGGAAACCGAAGATGAAAAAAACTGAAACCCGCGGCCGGAAGCCGCTCCCACCGGCTGAGAAAAAAAACCGGCCGTTCACCATGAAATTTCGCAAAGCCGAATTCCAGAAGATCCGCAAACTGGCTGACGCCGAAGGTAGGTCGGTGGCGGATTTCATTACGCGGCGGGCGTTGGGGCTGTAGATTCTGATTCGTGCCGAGCCCCGCAAGGGGCTTTTTCTATTTGGCGATCACGGAGTCATGCAACGGATTAACTCTTGGAGTTGTTCTCCGCTCGGATAAAACTTCGCGCGAATCTTGCGACACTCCGCATTCCACATTTCTTGATACTGTTTCATGGACTCTGGACAAGTGGGAGTAAAACTTTCGTCGCCCGTGCGTATCCACTTTTCATCTTGATAAGCGTAACGGAATGTATGATTGTAAGTTGACTCTTCCGGTTTTTCTTCCGGCTTGAAAATTGCCGGGAAACTCAACGTGACTTCAGCCTTCAGCGGGTTGATTGTCGAGTCAGTTTTTTTGACATCGTATGAGCATTTCGCCTTGGAAAAGACAAAACGAGTCTTGCCTTTTATTTCCCGCGAAGGGCTACCGAGTTCAAGAGAATCCCGCTGCGTGAAAGAAACGTCTTGGAACCCGTCCGAAAGACTCCGCACCGTGTTTGCCATTCGTTTAATTTCAGACTCAAATTGCTTCGTTGGGTCGGGCTTGGAGCATCCGGCCAAAAGCACGCACGCCGCAATTAAAATTTTTCGCATTGGTTCCTCCTTATTTACTCTACCTCTCATTCGAATTATTCGCAAGAATCTTTTAATATCAGCAAACTCTGTTTAATAATCTGGGCACTATTCCCCCGATTGACTCAACTCTTGCGGCATGGAGTGATGAATCAACCCCCCGCACTTTCCGAACTCGAAACCACATAAAGTGAAAATAGGTCGTCTTTACCCCTCGAAAACTCTGCGATTTTTCCTTACAAATCCTTTCCGACGAACGTACTTGAGGGTTATATTCTGGTAGAGGGATACAAATACTGGAAAGGATTTCGATAATGAAAAAAACTTTTCGGGAACCTGTTGACAAAGTGGCTCCTATTTGTACATTAACGGAATCATCGGCGCGTGCCGGTGGTCCGTATCCGGGCCCGCGGAGTGGCTCGGCAGGTAGGAGTACAATGCGTCGTTATGCTGTAGCCGTCTTTTCAAGTCATTCTTTCAAAGTCGTGAGAAAACGCCTGACTCTCATGGAGGCGGAGTCTTACGTCCGCAACTACCCCCGGATAAATCCTACGGGGCGTGCGGCAATGCTGGTTCATCCCATTTCCAGGGCGATTTGCCGGGCTAGGCTCAAGTCTCGCTCGGCATAAATTTCCGTCACATTCAAGCGGGAATGCCCAAGGAACACTCGCGCCGCTTCCGCCTGGTACTTCTGCCGGATCTCCGTCGCTACGGTGTGCCGGATTTGGTGGGGGTGCCAAGGCTGGATCGGCGGGAGTCCGTTCTTCTCGCGATCGAAGTTCGCCTTGCGAATCGCGTAGAAAATCATTCTCCGATACGAGCCGGGGGTGTAGCGTAAGCCCTTGCGCCCTTTGGGCTTGGGATTCGTCTTCGCCCGGCGAGCCGCCTGGCTGGGCGTCAGCGGCGTTTGGCGGGACCTTCTTTGAACCTCCCGGCGCT